ATTGATGGACCAGAAAATCCTGTAGGTATAGCAAAAGAGCTAAGAGATTATGCTCTTGAGAGTGGTACAATAGAACAATTGGACAAATGGAATAAAATATATGTTCCTAATGACCCAAGTCAAATCACTATGGTGGTGATAGATCACATTGGTTTGCTTAAGCTAACTAAAGATCAACCTACAAAGAAACAAGCTATTGATAAGATGTCTGATGAACTTAGATATGCTAGAGATTTCTACGGATATTCACCAGTGGTAGTTAGTCAGTTCAATCGTGACATTTCTAATCCTTCTAGGATAAAGAATGGTGATGTAGAACCTCAACTAGAAGATTTTGCAGACAGCTCAGCAACACAGAATGATGCTGATGTTGTTATGGCATTATTTGATCCTATGAGATATAAAGTAGCAGACCCTAGTGGTTATGACTTAGATAAACTAAAAGATCAATACGGAGCTAAGTATTTCAGAAGTGTCAGACTAATTAAAAATAGTTATGGTGCAGACGATTTAAGAATAGGACTTGCATTCTTGGGTGAAATCGGTTTATTTAAGGAGTTGCCTAGAAAGAAAGATATAACAGATTCTGATTATGCAGCAATTACTAACAAATCATATTTCCTAAGAGAATGAAACCAATAGCACAAGACAGAGAAGGTAATGATCTGTATCCAGGAGATACAGTTCTTAGAGATGGAGATATAGAAGAGACAATTGAGTATGGTGAGTTTCGTGAGAAGTTTGACTGTGGTTATGTTGTTGGATATTATATTCCTGATTATTGTATAAAAGTAAACAAAGAAGAATGACAATAAGAGATAAAAGACAAAAAGTTTGTTAAAAATTTGGTTATTAAAAAGGAATGTTAATAACTTTTAGCCCCACGATTAGGAAATATCAATACTAATTTTTAAATTTACAGAAAAATATTAATATGTATAAATTTAAAAGATTTGGTAAAGATTATTCTTTATTAAAACCAAAAGCAGTGTCTTTATTCTATTCTGGCTTAAACTGTAATCAAATTGCAGAAGAATTAGAAATATATAGAAAAACTGTAGGTAAGTGGTTAAGAGAGGCAGGTTGTGAGTATTCTAAAGTAAACAAAGCTAAAATAAATTCCTCTGTGTTTAATAATATAGATACAGAGGAAAAATCTTATTGGTTAGGTTTTATTTATGCTGATGGTTACGTATCTACCACTTCAAATTTTGAACTATCATTATCTTTAAAAGATATACATCATTTACAAGAATGTAAAAAGTTTTTTCAATTTGAAGGAAAAATATACATAGATAGTAAACTTAATAGATGTAGATTACAGTTTCAAGATCCAGAGATTGTAAATGATTTAAAAAAAATAGGATGTGTTAATAAGAAATCTTTAGTTTTAACTTTTCCTAAACTAGATGATGACTTGATATCCCATTTTGTTAGAGGTTATTTTGATGGAGATGGTAGTGTGAGTAAACCAGAAAAAAGCATTTCAGTTTCTATTGTTGGAACTAAAGAATTTTTAGAACCTATCCACGATCTTTTAAATATTCCAAAATATAAAATAAAGCATAGACAAGTTAAACACGCCAAAGAAGTTCATATTAGTGAATTTTCAGGAAAAGATGCTAGAAATTTTGGAAAGTTTATTTATAAAGACTCAACAGTTTGCTTAGAAAGAAAAAAAGAAAGATTTATGAAACATTTAGATAAAAATTTATGAAAGTAAAAACTTTAAGAGATATTCGTCAAGAAGAATTTGCTAACATGTGGTTAAGAAAAAAAACAGGTATACTCAACTTGTGTCCCAGAATGGGAAAATGTAGAACTAGTATTAAGATATTAGAGAAGCTTAAACCTGAAAGCATACTTATTGCTTATCCAGATAATAAGATTAAAGAATCTTGGCAAACTGATTTTAATGATCTTGGGTTTGATGACAGTATTGTCACATATACAACCCATCTATCATTAAAGAAGTATGCTGAGTTAAGCTTTGATGTTGTTATCATAGATGAAATACATCTACTGAGTGAAGCTCAGATAGAAGTTTGTAAGGACCTGTTCGATGTTAATGGGCAGATTCTTGGTCTCACTGGTACACTATCCAGTTGGACAGAAAGAAAATTAGAAGAAGAACTTGATTTACATGTAATAGCTCACTATCCAATTGAAAAAGCAATTGAAGAGGGAGTTATTGTAGATTATGAAATACATGTGATAAGAGTTCCTCTAGATAACACTGTGTACAATGATTACAAGGGTAAGCTCAAAACTGAGAAGAAACATTATGATGGCATATCCTGGGTGATTAACAAACTACAGAATAGTGGCACAGATACAATGTTTTTACGTCTAGCGAGAATGCGTTTGATTCAATCATCCCTAGCCAAATCTATAGCTACAAAGGCACTTTTGGCTGAGTATAAAAATGAGAGAGTCTTAGTGTTCTGCGGTACCACTGCTGTTGCAGATAATCTAGGTATTCCTTCCTATCATAATAAGTCTAAAGAAAAAGAAATCTTTGAAGACTTTGCTGAAGGAAAAGGTAATCATCTAGCTGTAGTGAAAATTGGTAACACAGGTGTGACATATAAACCTCTAGACAAGGTGATAATAAACTATTTCGATAGTAATGCAGAGAACTTAGCACAGAAGATAAATAGATGTATGGCTATGGAGTATAACACACCAGATAAGAAAGCTCACATATATATTGTCAGTAGTGATGAGCTTGTAGAGCTAAAGTGGTTACAAAAAGCACTTGAATTCTTTGATAAAAATAAGATAAAATACTTGTAATTGAAATAATTATTTTGTATCTTTATACAATGAAAATAACTAATTAAATAAATTAAAACACATGAGTTCAAAGCTAGTAGGGATTGTTGGTGCCACAGGTACAGGGAAATCAACCAGTATCAAACACCTAAATCCAGAGGAAACGTACATTATTAATGTTGCAAAGAAAGAGCTTCCATTTAAGGGGAGTGAAAAGCTTTACAATGTAGAAAAGAAGAATTACAAAGAGGTAGATGATGCTAACGAGATATCTCGATTGCTAAAGACTATTTCTGAAAAAGCTCCACACATTAAGAACATCATCCTAGAAGACTCAAATTATGTAATGGGTTTCACAATGCTTGATAAAGCAACTGAGAAAGGGTATGAAAAGTTTAGCGTAATGGCAAAAGACACTGTTACAATGATTAAAACTGCTAGACAGTTAAGAGATGACATCACTGTGTTCTATTTCTCTCATCCAGACACTATTGAAGATGGTGGAGATATTATAGGATACAAGATGAAGACATCTGGAAAACTTATTGATAACCAAATCAATCTTGAAGGATTATTTACAGTGGTGTTATACACTAATGTAGAAGAGAGTAAAGATGGAAGTGTACAATACGGTTTTGTAACAAATCGTTTTAAAAAGGTACCTGCAAAAAGTCCTGATGGAATGTTTAGTGAACTAAAAATACCAAATGACTTACAACTAGTAGTGAATACATTAAATGAATATTATAACGCTTAAATAAATAGAAATTATGCAAATTGGAGGAAAGAAAAGAGAAAACACAGGATCTGGAGATTTTGGAAAAAAGGTAGGCCTCTTCGAGGCTAACGTAATAGCTATTAACCCAACAATAGAAGAGTTTAAAGATAAACTTGGTATGGACCTAAAAGAAGATAGCAAAGCTGCTGAGTATTTAGGTGAGACTAAAGATGGTAATAGCTATGTTCGTATTGATATATGGTTACAAAGAGTTAATCAAGAAGATAAGTTCAAGGTGAGCTTCTTCTTAGAAGATAAAGAACGTGAGAATAAAGATGGTACAAAACATCAATATATAAATTCTATTGGTATGTGTTCTTGGGCAGGTGATGAGAATGATCTAGCTGAATGGTTTACCAAAGGAAGAGATTATAGAATTGCATATGTAGGAGAAGAAGATCTTTATAACTTCATGCGTACATGGTTGAGTAAATTAGATTATCGTGATGCAGACACTGTTCTACAATTAGAATGGAAGAAGTTGATGAGAGGTAACTTGAAAGACTTAAAAGATCAAGTTGATGGAGAATGGTGTGATACAGTTGCTGCACTAGCTACAGTGATTGTTAAAGAACGTGATGGAGAATCTAAAGAGTATCAAGGAATCTATAACAAAGCTTTCTTAGGAGGTTATGCTCTTAAACAATTCAGACTTGTTGATTATGGAAGTAAGAGAGTGCAAGGTGATCTTAAGAATAAGAAACCTCGTGATTTAAAAGCACATGAGAAGTTTGTAATGAATGTTATTGGAGAATATGGTTGTAAAGACTATTACATCCTCAAAGACTTACAAGATTATAATGCAGATGATAACTTAGTTGCGTCTGATGCATATATCAGTGAAGATGGTGATGATTATTAATTCGTTTGTTGTTAATAAAAGCCCTCTTCATTAATTTGGAGAGGGTTTTTTATTAGTAATAGTTTGCGAAAAGTACCAATAATTGGTACTAATAGCAATAATTTACATTTAGAGCTATGATAAAAGGAACAAAGAGAATAGATTTAACATTTGAAAATGTATTGAACAAAATATCAGAGTATGATATATATCGAATGTACATGCCTCATCAAAACTGGAAGATAAACCAAGTTACTTATTCACCATTTAGAAATGAGAAGAGCCCTTCTTTCCTTATAGGATATCCAGGTAAAGCATTAACATATATTGATTTTGGTGATACAAGCATTAAAGGTAATTGCTTCAAGTTTGTAATGACATTATTCAATCTTGCTAACATGAATGATGTTCTTATGATGATTGATAGAGATTTTGATCTTGGTATTGTTAATTCTTCCTCTACAAAGAACTATGAGAGAATTGTTTCTGAATATAAGCAACCACCACCAGTGAGCAAACGTGAATTCTTTATTCAAGTGAAGACAAGAAACTTCACACACGAAGAACTGGCATACTGGAATGAATACTATCAGGACATAGATGATCTTAGAGCTAACAATGTATATTCAATAGACACTGTATATCTAAACAAGAAAAAGTTTCCATTAATGGATAATGAGCTTAGATTTGGGTATCTATATGAAAGCTATTGGAAGATCTATAGACCATTTGCAGACAAGAAGAATAAATGGATGCCTAACAATGTCCCTATTACAATGATGGATGGATTAACTGACATAAGAAATTGTGATGTTGCATTCATCAATAAGAGTAAGAAAGATTATATGGTGATGAAGAAGGTTGTACCATGTTGTTGTGCTGTACAGAATGAAGGACTAGGATGTTTCTCTGAAGAGAATGTAGAATACATCAAAGAAAACTCTGACACACAAATCCTCTCGTTTGACTCAGATGAAACTGGTGTAAAGAATTCTCAACTCATAACAGAAAAGTTTGGGTTTGAGTATTGTAATGTACCAAGAATCTATTTAGAAGAAGGAATAAAAGATTGGGCAGACCTTGCCAGAACACATGGATTAAAAACAATTGAGAGATATTTAACACAAAGAGAAATTATATGAGTAAATTAACATCAGATGAACTAAATGACATAGTGATAGAGAGCTTATCCCTCTCTGTTGCATTATTGGAGAGATTCGAAACAATGAATGAGAATAATTTGTTTACACATAGAGCTAAACAGTCTCTTAAACAAACTATTCCACACATTGAAGGCTATGTAGGTAAACTTATTGAAGTGAGAGATGAAGAAGATGCAGAACATTTCAAAAGAGGAGCTACAGTGATAATGGAACTATCAAATAGAATAGATAGTGCACTTAAGGTGAATAACATATTAGATATATCATCCAGAAAGAAATATTTAGAAGCTCTGATTGATGCTACAGTGTTATTCCCTCCACAGAAGAAAGAGCTTTATGAAGCAATTAGAGATTCAGGAATTTTAGAATATTAATTATGACACTAAGAGAAAAGTTTAAAGAAGTAATTATTAATCCTATTTGGCAAATGACAATGATTGATAAACAAATAGAAATAGCAGATGATTTTGCTATTGGATTTCATAGATGGATGAGGAAAAATGATACTATAGAAAATGCGGATAAGTATTTTCATTATACAAATAAGGATATGTTAGAGAAATTTAAAAAAGAAAAAGGATTATGAGAGTAACAGATGATGAGTTAGAAATACTTGAAGAAGAGATTAAAGAGAATATCGAATGGTTATCCACTACAGAATATTATGAAGTGGAATGTATAGGAATAGAGAATTTAGAAGGAATATTAACAAGGTTCTTTCATAGAAAGACATCATTAAGCTTAGGATAGTATGCCAACATTACCAAGAGATTTAGAAAAAGAAATTTATTCTGTAAAAACAAGTGTAGAATCAGTAATTGATCAACTGTTAAGTATAATAGATGATCAAGAAAAAGAAATAGACAATTTACACAATAGAATACAAGACTTAGAGGAAACATTATCAACATTAGAATAAAACATTATGGGAGATTTTGCAGATGATTTAATGATGAGAGGTCTTGATGCAGAGTTAAGATGGGAACATCATAATACTCATTATAACGGTATTCATTATACAGCATTGCTAAGAGAGTATTTTAAAGGAGAATTATTTTGGTGCAGAAAAGATGGTAACAATGTGCTTATTCAGAATATGACTGATTCACATTTACAAAACTCAATATATTGGATTGATAAGATGGGAAGAAATCAAACAACTTCAATACTTGAGATGAAAGATATATTACTAATAGAACAAAACAAAAGAAAATCATTAAAATTAAATTAACATGGAAAATTATAATACAGCAAGAGGAATGTTGCTAGCAGCACCAATCCCTCAACAGACCAAAACTTACAAACCAGTGAGTCATGAACAATTGATGGACCTCACACTTGAGAGTATACATCAATCAGGATTTGTTCTAGACCAAGAACTATACACCTCTGCAAGAGAAGGTAAAGTTGCTAATGGTAAGTTCACAATTAAAAATGTGGCAGATAGTGAAATGCAATTACAAATAGGATGGCAGAATAGCTATGATAAGTCATTATCATTGAAGTTTGCTATTGGTACAAGAATATTCATTTGTGAGAATGGATGTGTTAGTGGTGATTATGGTGCATTCAAAAAGAAACACCAAGGAGAAATACAAACATTTACACCACAAGCTATTGTAGAATATATCAAGAGAGCAGGAGAAGCATTTACAAAGATGCAAGTGGAAAGAGAAACTATGAAGAACATTGATCTTGATAAAAGAGCACAAGCTGAATTGATTGGTAGAATGTACATTGAAGAACAATTTATTGAATCAACACAATTGAACATCATTAAGAGAGAATTGGATAAACCAACTCATGATTACAATGCTAGCAATTCATTATGGGAGCTTTATCAGTTTACAACATTTAGTATGAAACAAGTACACCCAAGCTTATGGATGAACAATCATATTGATGCTCATAGTTTCTTTACAGGAGCAGCAGATATTATTACATCTAAACAAGAATTAGTTATACCAACTGTTAATCAATTAGAATTATTTGAAGTGTAATGAATTGGAGCAATTTTAAACATCAGTTTCACCCATCATGGCATGCTAAAATGCGTCCATTTATAGAGAGTGAGCAGTGTGATAAGATATATGCATTCCTAAAAGCAGAGAGTAAGAGGGGCAAGCGAGTTGCTCCTCTCTCTATGCATGTTTGGAGATGTTTCTTAGAGACACCATTAGATGAACTAAAAGTGGTGATGGTAGGCTTATGTCCCTATCACACACTTAAGAATGATGCGCCTGTTGCAGATGGGCTACTTATGGGATGTTCTATTACAGAACAACTACAGCCTACGTTAGAACATTTCTATATGGGCATAGAGAGAGAATATTATAATGGATTGAACTTTGACATCATTAAAGATCCAGATGTTAGTCATTTGGCTCATCAGGGTGTTCTTATGTTCAATGCAGCTTTAACAACAGAGATTAACAAAGCAGGTAGTCATCTAGATGCATGGGAACCACTTGTTAAATATCTGTTTGAAGAGGTAATTAATCATTTAGGAGTGCCAATTGTGTTTCTTGGTAAGGATGCAGCTAGATATAAAAAATACACAGGGATATTTACTCATGTGTTTGAGCTTAGTCATCCAGCTAGTGCTGCATATAAACATTCTGAATGGGATACAGAGGGTGTGTTCAGTAAAGTGGACATACTATTAGAAGAAAATAACGGATTTAGTGTTCAATGGGTGCCAATAGATGTACCTTTTTAATTTAACAATATGAAAATAGAATATTGGAATTCTCCTTATGGAGGAGCAAAATCAGAATTAGCTAGAACAGAAGAATGGCCTGATACAGAAGAGTCTTTTGTTAAATTCTATGATGCTAACAACAGCTTAAAATATTGTAATGGAAGTCATTATATTATTGTAGATAAAGATGTTAGTGAAAGATATAGAAAAGAATTTTTACCAAAACATAATACAATTGAAAATTATTATAAAGGAGGGATAGTAGATTAATTTAAAACAAATAGAAAACATGGCAGAAACAACAGGACAATTAGACAGATTGATTGAAGAAAAAGTAAATACTAAGATCAGCGAATTTACAAAAAGTATAAGAGAACAAATAACAAAGTTTCTTGTAGATAATGGAGATTATAGTGGAGATCATGTCTATACAGTAGATAAATGGACAGCAGATAGAAATGGTTCTAAAACACCAGAAACATTTAATCACGTATCATTATATCATGTAGAAAAAGGACTTATAGCAGGAATATCTAAGTCTGTTAAAGATAAAATGGTTGCTAGAGCAACTAAACAATTATTAGAAAAAGTATCATTATTAAGTTAAACAATATGGAAAATCAATTAATAAAGATAGAAGAGCTTGAAATAGGAGATGAAATCTTAACACTTACGCAACAGCCTAAGTATTTAAAATTGGTGGAAGTTCCTAGAAAGAGTAAAGTGGTGCATAAATGGAGACCACTTGATGAAAGATACATAAGTGTAAAATGTAGAGTTAATGTAACTATCAGACAAGGACAAGGTCAAAAATGGGATAGTGTATTAAGACAAAGTGTTCCTTATACATATGATATAAAGAGTTATAAAATAGAAGCTCCTGAAGAGGATAGTCCTGTTGAGAAATTTGACTTAAACTTTAAACAAATCTGGTTAGTAAAAAGAGAAACAATATGAGAACAGTAAATTATGGAGGTGATCTTAAAATAGGAGACTTTATAGTTATTAGTTATTCAGGTGGACTTACACTTGGTTGGTATTGTGGAGAAGGTAAAAATACATTACAATATTTTGAAACACATTGGCCTACTACATCTTTAGATCATTATAACAGAGTGAAAGCTGATGCAGCATATAGAGATCATGAGAAAGCTAATTCAGAAGAGTTTAATAAAAACTGGATAGCAAAATCATATGTAAATAATTGGAAATGGAGAGTGATGAAAATAGAAAACCCAGAGAGTTTATTTACAGATCCAGAAGACTTAAATAGATATATAGAATCAAAACAAATTTTAGAACAAATTAAATTTATATAACATGATATTAGAAAAACAGACAGAAGCACACGTCCTAACAGAAGGACAAACACAAGAAAGTATTGGTATGTCCTTAGACTTAGATTCTGCACAGATATTGATGCAGATGTTAAGTAAGAATTTATATTCTGATGATATAGGCTCAGCTATTAGAGAATGCGCAAGCAATGCTCTAGATAGTCATAGAAGAGCTGGTGTGGACACACCAATTGTGGTTTCATTAAAAGCTGCATCATATAATAATTATGAGTTTTGTGTAGAAGATTTTGGTATAGGCCTAGATGCTGATGATGTACGTAACATCATTAGTAAGTATGGTAAGAGTACAAAACGAAATAGTGCTACAGAATTAGGTATGATGGGATTGGGCTTCAAGGCTCCTCTAGCATATAGTTCTAGTTTCTATTTTGTATGTAGAAAAGATGGTATGGAACGTAAGTATATGATGTATGAAGGAGAAGACACTAACACTATTGATCTTTTGTATGAAACAGAAACAACAGAAGCTAATGGTGTAAAGATTATTATTCCTGTTAAGTATGGTGATAAGTATAACTTCCAAAGAAAGATTAAAGAACAATTGTGTTATTTCGAGAGTGTGTATTTTGATGTACCAGAAGATTCATCTATTAATAATGATTTTGTAATATCCAGACATCCACATTTTCAATTCTCTGAAATGTCTACAGATACTAGATTACACATCTGCTTAGACAATGTATATTATCCACTAGACTTTGAGAAACTTGGTATAGACAGACTTGAGTTTCCTCTAGCTCTTAGATTCTCTTTAACTGATGGATTGTTTCCTACACCAAATAGAGAATCATTGAGATATACACAAGAGGCTAAAGACATCATCAAGAAAAAACTTGCACAGGTAGCAGATTATTTCATTGGTAAGTATAATGAAACTGTAATCAAGAGTGATGATATCAAATCTATGATTAATTACTTGGAGAAGAATGGACATTTTGTTGAAATGACAAATAATAAAACACTCAGCATTAGTCCTTTGATTAAATATGCCACTATTAAAGCAGCTGTCCCAGAACTAAAAGGTGTAACTCTATTAGATTTCCCTGCTATATATGGTAGAACTAAGTCACATATGCTAGATAGTGCATATGTTCTTAAATTCACATTGAAGGATAAGAAGATGAAAGATGCTACTAAGCATTATAGTTGGGGGTATAACGTAGAGAATATATGTAATGGTAAGGTTAATGTGTATTTATATGAAGATAGAATTTCTCAATTGAAGAAAGACTATATGAAATCTATATGCAGAACAGATGTTCAGCAATGTTTTGTTAAACGAAATAAACCTATGAAGCTAGGTAAACCTAGCAGTTATGATTCAGACACTTACTACCACAGATTACAATTACATCAGTATAAAAGACATGAATGGAGACAAGTGATTAAGGAATATCAATATGTTCTATCTCTTATTGAAGCAAACTTCATTGATCTAGATGCAATTACTGTGTCACAATCATTTATTGATGGTAGAAAGAAAGTGAAAGTTAGTACAGCTGGTGTAGCTAGTGGTAAAAGACTTAAGATTCAAGGAGAGATTATATGTAAGAAAGGTGTTCCATTGGCTAGATATAGTAATGGTAGAAACTGTAAATTTGATTCTCAATTGTATAAACTGGAAGAGTTACACAAACGTAAACAAGTGATTGTATATGCTAAACATGAAGATTCATTGAAACTTGATTCTCTTTATGCAATGATGCAAAAACAAGTGATGGAAGTGGTTACATTTTCAGATAGAGAATTAAAGATAGTTAACCAATTAGAGATACACAATTTAATATCATATGATAAATTTATGGAAGGAAAGAATGCACCATTCAAAAGAATGATTACATCAGTGCTAGTATATGAGCTGATTGAAAGAAATAGATATGTATTTGATAAAGCAAAAATGATTGCTTACACTTCTAAAGATCTAGCTGATAAACTAGAGAAGCTAGTTCAATATAAGCGTTTGAATTATGTAACAAGTGATCCAGCATTAGTTAAATCAATGTTATCTGTAGCACAAGATCATAATCTATTTGATCCATTGATATACACAGAGTATCTAGAGATGAAAGCTTTGCTTGATAAATTGTATTTCTTGAATCCTTTGTGTTCAAGAATGGGTTATTTTAACGCTGAAGATCCATTATGTAGCTTGATGACTGACTTGTTCAAATATCACAAACATAGAGTGAATCTTGAGAATTATAAAATTAGAATAAATGATGAAGTGTTAGACGAAGTAAGTATTGAACAATTAATAAACTAAATAAATAAAAACAAAATGGAAAACAAATTTTTAAGTCTTGACTGGTTCAAGCAAACAGCAGAATCTGCAATTACTAAAGTGGTAGCTGAAAAGCTAGAGAGTTTAATGCAAGAAGAGGAAACTCCAAGGGTAAAACCCTATCTTAGAATTCAATTAGCTAATGACACACTCACTGTAGTGTTAACTGATGGGACTGTACTTAGTAAACCTGGAGCAACAGAAGATGATTACTATGCAATCATTGAAGCAAAAAGTGCACATGAAATACATGCTATTATAGGTTCTAAAGATGTTGCAGCTGATGTAGAAAAAGCAAAAGCTGAAGCAGCGAGAATACAAGCTCTACAGAAAGGAATTCAATTGCTTGGTGATCTTCCTGATTTCACTGTAGAGGGTAATTCTGTTTATCTAACAGGAACATCTAGAAGTATGCCTCAATTACTTGTAGAGAAATTCATTGAGATAGTTGATAGAGTTAAATATCACAAAGGATTTGGTTTTACTCCTGATTCATTGAATGAAGATGATGATTACATGGCCCATAAGAACTTCTTCATGTGGTGTTGTCTTAATCCAAGAGCTGAGGTTGCTAACGAACTATACAGATTCTTAACAGACAATAGTTTCAAGATTACTAAACAAGGATTCTTTGTAGCTCTTAGAAATGTTGTAACACTTCATGGTTCACCAGAGCTTGTATACTTTGTAAGTAATGCTTACAACAAAGTGAAAGCTGTGTGGAAGAAGAACCCAGATGATTATACAATCTTCTTAGAAGAAGGAGAATACAAACTTGTACATAAAGATAATCTAACCAAGATTGAACCTCATACAACAACCACATGTCCTGATTGCTTAGGTGATGGTGGATGGGAAGATGAAGATGCATGGGAAGATGGAGAATGGGTAGAGTGTGAAAGATGTGATGGAACAGGAGAAGTGGCAGAATACACTTATAATGAAGAATGGCCTATAGACCATGGACAAAGAATTGGTACACTTACAGAAATCTATCTAGATCTTCCTAATAGAGAAGAAAATAGATTCACTGATAACTGGACTAGAACATTTGATATTCGTGTGGGACAAGTTGTTAGTATGCCTAAAGAAGAATGTAACTGGAGTACACAAGATTGTGCTACAGCAGGATTACACTTTGCAGGTTATACAGCTCCTTATGTTCTTTGTGGTGACACCACTGTTATGACTCTTCATAATCCTATGAAGGTGGTAGGTATTGGTACAGAGAAAGGTAGATGTTGGGAATATCTTCCATTCATGTTAACCACTGTTGCTGAAGCAGATCAAATCATGAACGATAGAAGCTTTGATTTCTTACAATTGGATGAGCAATATGCTATTCGTGAATTGGAAAGCTTAGCTGAAAAAGCGAAAGAAGGATTTGCAACTGAAGCTAAGAAACATGAGTTTAACATGCCTTCTATATCAGCAGCTGAGATCAATGCTATTGTGTTGAATCTTAATGAAATGAAAGCCAAGATTACTAATCGTGTGAATACGATTAAGTAGTAAAATTAATTACAGTTGTGTCGCAAATTTGTAATTGATTATTTAACATAAATTTAACATACTTTTGTCACAATTTGTCACAAGAGTATGTTATCTTTATTGTTTAAATATATCATTATGAAAAAAATATGTAGTAAATGTAAAGAAGAAAAACAACTGACTGACTTTCATAAAAATAAAGTTGGAAAGCATGGAGTTCATCATTACTGTAAATCTTGTAATAGTATTCAGAAAAAGAGTTCTTATAACTATGTAAAAAGTAGAAATAGAGGAATACTGAATAAATATAATTTAACTTTAGAAGAAGTAGAAAGTTTATATATTGCTCAAGATAAAAAATGTAAAATAT